TTCTTCAACTTTATCACCTACTGGCCCTAAAGCATTGAAAGTAATGTCTTTCTTGTAAAAGTCAGAATAACCATCGCGACCTGTTACAGACTCATGAGATAAACGAACCCATTCCATTACTGCTTGTGCAGCTGAAGGAACTACTGGATCATATAATGTAATAGTTACGTCATTCCAACGACCTTTACCTTTTAGTTTTCTTTCTACGTTGATATGATCTAAAATTACGTCACCAAAAGTAATACTAGGACGATTAGCTGCTTTAATTAAATAAGAAGGAATTCCTTCGATATACATGATGAATCTGTTAGCTACCTTTGGTTCAAAGGCGGTAAACATAATTTCTGATGGATCTAATAATTCTGCCATGTTCTTTTATTTACTATAAATATATGAATTTATTTTTTCTTATTTGCTTCTTTAATTTTAGACACATTATATTGTCTAATAGTTTCTGACTTTATAAATCTTCTTCCGCCAGCTTCTCTGATTTTAGTTTTCATTGTATCATGTTGTTCAGATACATCTGAACTGTCTTTATCAAATTCGCCCTTTTTAATAAATCCATTTACAATAAAATTCGCGCGGTCTGCATTTGTCGTTTTCATTAACTTTGCAATTGCACTATTTTCGACCTCAACATTGTTAACGCCTTTAACGTATTTAAACTTATAATTCTTTTTAGTTTTTTGATCTAATACAATAAAACCATCGTATTGTCTGGTCATATCAGCTTCATTAACTACTGACTCGCCCATGCTTGCTTTTGCGTTATCATAAATTGACTGCAACCATTTTTTAAATTGACCTGGTTCTCCCGCGTTAGATAAATCATGATGTGTCTTTATAAATTCAGTTACGAATGATTTAAAGTCTTTTGCTTCTTGAGCCATTATGTCAATATCTGACATAGATGCTTCAGTAATAGATTCATACATTCCAGATTGTCTTAGTTTTTGTCTAAATGCTGGAATTGATTCTGCCCAAATTGTTACAGCTTCAACTGCACCTGAATTGTCTTCAAAAAAATCCATTACATCTGAATACCCTAATACTTCTACTAATTCTTCTAAACCAGAATCACCACTGTATTCTTGTAATGTTTTCTTTACAGACTCTCGTATTAAGTCTCTTAATAGTTGTTCTTTCATTTTATTGTATTTTGGTTTGCATTGCCATTGAAATGTCCTTAAGGTCTTTTTTTAATAAATTAACATTGTATTGACCGCCGGCGATAATTTCATAAACCATTTTTATTTGTTTTTTGTTCTTTTCGATAGTTGGCATATACCCTTTCAAATAATTACTTTTTTCTGCACTTGCTGTATACGCTTGCATAAATTCATCAAATGTATGTGATTTAGCATCAGCTATCAATTGTTGCGCACTTCCCTGACTAAATACTTCAAAGAAATTTTCTAATGCTTGTTTTAACTTATATGTATCATCAGATAATTCAATTTTTGCTAATCCTGCAGCTCCATATACTAACATTCGATCACCTATGTAAGGTAATAATTGATTAGCTAAAGCATATTTAGTTCTTCTAGGATATCCTCCGGAATAACCAATCGGAGAACCAATTTGTACATTTGCGTCTGCCCATGATTTCCAATGGTCGTGCGGTCTAGCATTTTCCCATGCTCCGTCAGATAACTGACCAATAATTTCAGCTTTATACAAATTTGCTTGTGACAAGTTCTTAACTGTTAACGTTAGCCCCATCGGTCCTTCTGATAAAGCTTGTTTAACTGATTCTTTTATTAAATTTTTTAATTCAGAAAGTTTCATTATATGTTAATTTATAAATAAATATCTTAATTCCATAAAAAAAGGGCGAATTTCTTCGCCCTCTCTTTATTCAATAATACTGTTATTGACCGAAAGAAGCTCCGGTTGGGAGAATGTTAAAGTCGATAACAATAAATTCAGCGGTCTTAGTAGGCTGTAAAAAGATTTGACCATACATAATATTCCTGTCAATTAAATCAGGAGTGTTATTAGTTTCATCCATTACTACTTTGAAAGCATATAAACCTTGTCTTTGTTGAATAGACTCTAAATAAGGATTAACAATATTTAAGAATCTGTTTCTAGTAGCGGCGGTATTTTGTTCAAATACTAAGTATTTAGTAGCTGATGCAATATACTTTTTAACTGCAATTAAAAGACGACGTACATTGATTCTATCTAATGCACTTGGCTTAGCTTGTAATGTCTTTTGACCCCAAACAGCAACACCTACACCTGGGAAGGTAGCAATTGGATTAACACGACCATCATATAAATCATCTCTTTCAGCGTGAGTTAATCTAGAATAAACATCTGTTACAGAAGTTAATCCACCTCTATTCAAACCTGCAGGTGCATACCATTCAGCTGATACTCTGTCATTAAATGCTAATACTCCAGGAATAACTACTGAAGGTGGTACCCATGTTGGTTTGTTCATGTTTGTATCCATAATCTTCACCCATGGATAATATGTAGCTGCATAATTGTTATCTAATGCATCAACTGCATCAGTAGCAGTAGTAATATTATCTGCAATAGCTGTGTTATCAAATACTAAGAAAGCATCGCCTCTATCCAATACCATTGAACCTGCATAATCAATTACGGAAGGATGCAAAGTATATAATACACCTGGCATTGCTAACATATTGAAATCATATTCATCTGGATTAGATAAAACATCAATTGCATCTTTGTATACCGAAAATCCTGCAGCAGAAGTAGATGACAAATCAAATCCTTGTGTATTTGCAGCAACAATTTCAGAACCAACTAAAGATCTTCTGTTAGGTTGAATTCCGTCAGCACCGCCTTGGAAAGGAACAACAAACTTACGAGACTCAATAGAAGTATTTGAAGTTAAATTAATTGAACCAGAATAAGCTGTAGCAGTGGTTGGGTAACCTGCATTTGCTGATTGATTGTAATTAGACAATAAGAAAACTGTATTTGCACCCGTTGTAGCATCTACTACTGGTACGGGTTTCAAATAGTTCCAGTTATCATTAGTTGTTAATGAATAATCAAATCCAAATGCAACTCTTTTATTGTAAAGACCATTTACGTCTTGAGATGTTACAAATGAAGCAGCAGGAACGTTACTTACTGTTGATGGAAGTGAATTGTACAACGCAGCATGACCGAAAGGAACTAATTCAGAAGAATAAACTCCCTTGTCTACGTTAGAATCCATTTCTACATAAACGTATTTAGATTTGTTTGAATAGTTACCGTTAATAATTACTTTACCATTAGAGAATGATTTGTATCTGTCTCCAATTACACGAGCAATGTATCTAGGTGAATTAGGATCTAAGTTAACATTATCAAATGATTCTAATACATTTGGTCTAGTATCTGAATCTTGAGAAGTAAATGGAGAACCTAATAACTGCAATTTGGTTTGATCAACGGCTCTAATTGTTACTGAGAATGAACCATACTCAGAACCAGCTACAGTTCCGGCAGCTTTAATATTTGAAACAATTGCTTTAACTTCATAGTTAGAATAAACGCCATCTGCAATAGTATGTAGTTTAAACAAGTTAAAGTTAGTGTTGTTAACTGTTTGTGAAATAACCCAAGGTGTAGTAGCTTCTTTATAAGCTTCTCTAAAGTCTAAATCAACAGTTGCAATTGACATTGATACAAATGTAGTAGCAGAACCAGAATACATTTGAGATGCTCTAGTTTCAAACATATTGTATAAATACACAGGATCTTTTGTAGATTGTGCTTTTAATCCTAATGTCTTAGCAATGTAATTTGCAGCCGTAGGATTCAAAGATGCAGATACATATGTACTTACATAATTAGAAGTGCCAGGGAATGTAGCAGAATCAACTGTAAATGCTCCAGATACAATTAAATTTGCAATACCTGAACCGGTTGATACAGTATCTACAGTTGATAAACTAAATAAATTAGTTGTACCATTGTAAAAAGCTGTTGTTTCTGATAAAATTTGTGAAGGATGTAAAAGAGCAACTAATGAACTAGTTAAA